ACATTTCCATCGTTATATACAGAACATTGTAACCACTCATCAAATTATACGATGCGCAATGACACATGAACAATGACTTACCAACACCAGTTCCTGCGAGAGCAACGTTTAGTGTTTTCTTTGGCAACCCACCACCAGTTATTTTGTTGAAAAAGTCCAAATCAAAACCAATTTTAGACTCCCTCTTATGATAAAATTCAAATCGCTCGTCAGAATTCAAAAGGAAGTCATGACCAATACTGGTATCAAAAGATACTGCAAGTGCATCAGACAATATTTTGGGTATTGACCCCACTGATATTTTATCTTCTTTTTTGTCTACAAGTTTGATTGCTTCCATCAGTGCATTGTACAATGCTTTATCTTTACAAAACTCTTCAGTGCGATCAACAAGCCAATCTATTTCTCTATCTTCACTGACTTTCAGTTTGCCAATCAGTTCTTTAGTTGACTTGAATTGCTCTTCATTAAGATCACTAACTCCCTGCAAATCAATCAGCAATGCTTCCTTAGTCGGAAGTTTGTTGTACTCTTTAACATACTTGTCAATTAGATCAAAAATAACTCGGTGACTTTTATCGCGAAAGTATTCTGCCCTCAAAAATGGAACAATTTTGCGAGCATAACCTTCGTTACCAAGCAAATTACCAAAGATAATTTCCTCGATGTTAATCATTCAGCCTCCATTTCTGATTCTGTTTCATCATCGCTTCCGCCATAACTGTAATACTTCTTCGCTGCAACTTCAAGTTGTGCCATAACTTCATCAGTGAAATACTTTTCAGGTTCATCATTGATAGCCTTGCCAAACACTTTGTCACCATTCGGCAATTCATATCTAGTGCTAACCTTTTTGAACACACCAGCCTTCTCAGCAAGTTCGAGTAGACCATAATACTTGTCAAGACCAGACTTGTATGACAGTTTCACAACAGCCTCGCCATTTTCTTTTGACATGCGAGACTTGTACATCTTGATCTTAATCAAATTACCAACAACTTCAGTACCGTCTCTATCCTTGCTCTTTGAAAGCATAGCAATGGTTGATGCCGCATACTTCAGACCTGTTCCACCAGAAATTTCATTGGTTGGAACGTAAGCACCAACTGCAGCGTAGACGTGATTGGTCAACAACATTGGTATTTTAGCCCTAGCCAGTTTCAAAGTCAACACTCTAAATGCTGCCTTGATCACCTGCGCCTTGGTCATGTCACGAGTTTCTTTTCCTTCAGCACTGTCTTCCATTTCTTTTGTAGTTGACAACATGCCTAGCGAGTCCAACACAAACATTAGTGGCGGTCGCTTGTCAACAGGTCTGGCAATATATGCATCAATGAGTTTAATCGCATGATGACGAAACTTTTGAATTGTATCTGGTTCTGCATAAATTACACGGTTGACATCAACCCCTCTCGTCATCATCATTTCGCGAGTAATTGCAGCCTCAGTGTCGTAATAAACAACGCCAGCATCAGGGTTACTATCAAGAAAACTTTTCACAATACCAAGAACAAAAAATGTTTTACCCGTTGATGACTCACCAGCAAATGCTGTGATCTTGTTGTCGGGCACACCGCCATACAAACTACCACTCAATACTGCGTTAAGCATATATGAGCCAGTGTCAATACAACCACTGTACTCGCCAGCACCAACGCCATCAGCGGCAATGCTAGTATCTTCGTCTTTAATTTGGTCAACTAAACTTCTGAAAAAATCTGTCATACGTCACCTTTAATTTTGTTTAACTTTTCAATGAATGCTGCAATCTTTTTCTTTCTGTCTGGCCAATAGATGTACTCATTTTTATCTGCATCTTTCGATAGGTTTTGCAACAGGGGCATAATCATTTTGTACATCACGTCAACCTTGTTGGTGACTTCACTGGCTGCAGCCTCTGCTGCCTTTTCTTCGCGCTGCTTGAATTCTTCTTCACTAACTGTAGTGAATCCGAAGTCAAAATCTTCTTCTAAGTTTATCTTCGACATATTATACCTCTATGAGAAAAATTCTTCAAGGGTTGCAGTTTTTTCCACATGCCACCCGATAGTTGTGATGATTGCTTTGATTGGTTCTAAGTATGCCTTCTCGAACTGTGTGTCATAGTCAATGAAATTATCCAAAGCAAGTTCTTTTGGCAAACCACTTGGGCATGAAATTACCGAGATATTATATGGGTTTGGCTTTTTGATGTAACAAAACTTGACTTTTTCGCCACTGGCTATGTTTTGGTATTTATTTGTTAGGTGCTTCCTTCTGACCAAGTCATTGAAAATAATTGCGCCCTTGACATGAATGGGAGTGCCTTTGTCATACAAAGCATTACTGCTTTTCGACCACTTTTCAATATCTGTTACCCCTCTTGGGAAGGCAACATCCTCAAAGTCCATTTGTTTGAATTCTTTCCTAAACTCTTCAATAAACTTGTGAAGTGCAGCCTCGTCTTTGTTCATAATAATCTCAAGAGACTTTTTAATGTTGTCCCGACAAGACGATGGAGTTGAAGATCGTACAGCCTCAATGCCCATCATTTTCAATTTTGGCGAGTCATACAAAACTCCTTCCTGATCCCAAACATTCAAGATGTACATTTTCTTTGCCTTCCAAATACCTTTGTTGGCAATAGCCTCTCGCTTCATGATCATCTTTTGTTGGGCAGCATGCATATAGTTGGCAAGTTCTTGATATGACTTGTCGATGTAAGGTTCCAACTTCTTATTGCATACGTTGTCTATGAACTTGACTATCTTTTTGTCATCAGTTTCATTTGGCAAAACTTCCTTGATCAACTTGTCCAGTGTAATATAGACTGAGTCAGTATCAGAGGCAATGACATAATCTTTATCTTTGGTCTTGAACAAATTGTTCAAGTATTCGTTGAGTTTACCCTCAATCCAACGAATGGACAACTGACCAGACATAGTAATAGCCTCGGCATGATTGATGTCATACCAACGGAAATATTGATTGCCCAAGGCACCGTAAGCAGAATTCAACTGAATCTTTTTCGCCATTTGCATGTTGTTTAGTCTGGCAATTTCCATCAGCAAAGAATTATCTTTTGTCTTTTCGAATTCTTTCTTGACCTCAATCATTTGCTTTTTGTACACAACACGGTCATTGTACATCTTTTGCATCAATGCTGGTAAAAACCCCTGCTTCTCTTTTGAGTATACGCAAAGGTTAGCAGCAATTGTGCAATTCATCTTTTGTAGGTAGTCTTGATAATCTTTGAGTTTACCATTCAAAATTTCTTCAATTGTATGAGTTTGCTTGAGTTTGGTTATGAACGTCTCAGGTGAGATATTGTATTGCATGATCAAATGTGGATACAGCGAGTTGAGGTCAAATGACACCACCCACTTACTCATACCAATTTTAGGCTCCTTAACGTGACCACCAACAAGTGACTTACTGTTCTTGTTTTTCTCAAATTGTGGTATGACGATGTTTTTGTTCCGCAAATAGTTATGCACAATAACATCCCACTGCTTAACCGATGCCAAAGTGTCATCGTAGTTTACCTTGGCATCATATGCTAGTGCGTAAACCAACTCAATCAATTTCATTTTTTGCTCGAGTTTTTCAATCAGTTCAACATCCCTGATGTTATACTCGATATATTTTTGAAAGTTGGAGTTGTACATATCCTGCAAACCAGTGTACTCAGAATAATCCAGTTTGCGTTCGCCTAACTCCACGTTGGCAATATGATCCAAACGGTAAGACTCTTGTTGGGTGTAGGTAAACTTCTTGTACAGGTTCAAGTAGTCCAACACATTGATCCCAACTGGTGTGTATCCCTTGTTTTGTTTACCTCTAATTTCTACCTCATACTCATCAAGTATTTGCCAAGGGGATAGTTTTTTGGCATAGTCATCGCCCAAGACGTTTTTGATTCGGTTGACCAAATACGGCACGTCAAAGAATTCTATGTTCCACCCCGTCAGCACATCTGGTGAATAGTCCTCAGTATTCCAAACTTCTAAAAACGTTTCAAGCAGTTCGGCTTCATCGGCGCATTTGATGTAGTTGATATTGTCTTGGTGGGCTGTGTATTCGCCACAACCAAACACGGTCTTTTTACCATTGCGTGAGATAGTAATAGCAGTAATTTCATTCAGTGCAGTTTCGACTCTAGGAAATCCACTGTCAATACTCACTTCAATGTCAATACTGACAACTGAAATGATAGATGGGTCATATCGTATTTCTTCAGGGAAGTTGTCATAAATGTACAGGTAGGTAAAGTCGCCAAGCCCATAGATGTTCATACCCTGAACACCCTCGTACTTTTGCAAAAACTCCCTACCCTCAGACATACTACTGAAGTCTAGTCTGCCAACATACTCGCCAGTTAGATTTTTATACTCTGTGACTTTGTTGGTAGGAATAAATAAGTATGGCTTGTAATGGGTAGACTTTTTGTATGGCTTACCGTTTTGGTAGCCCCTAACCAATATCTGATTTCGATGTTTTGTTACGTTGGTATAAAAATGCATAATAACTCCTCTGCCCAATAGAGTAGTATAACTGATAATAACAATAAAGAAAACCACGAGGTAGTCATGAGTTTAACAAATTTAAAGAAAAAGATGGGGTTGACCGCCGATTCAGTATTTGATGCTG